CACATTTATGAACTTACGAGAAAAAGTAAATGCTCTTTTCGCAAAACACAATGTTAGCCTATCTGCTGAAGAAGTAGTTGAGGTGAAGCAAATGGTTGAAGCGATTCTTGCAGACGGAACGAGTATCTACTCGGACAGCGACACTTGGGCACCGGGTGTTCGTGTATTATCAAAGGACGCAGACGGCAATGAAGTCGTGGTTGCGGACGGAGAATACACAACAGCGGAAGGTGTGATTGTAGTCGTTGCTGACGGACTACTTGTTGAATTGAAGCCAATGGTTGAAGAACCAGAGGTGGAAGTTGAAGTAGAAGCTGAAAAGCAATCTACTGACGAATCATTAAACGCAGAGGTTGAAGGACTTCTTTCGTTGGTTGCAAAGTTAGAAAGCGAACTTTCAGAAGCTAAAAAAGCTAATGAGAATCTTTCTTCTGAAGTAACAAAATTAAGCGCGCAGCCTGCCGCTACTTCTATTAAGGAAGTGAAGCAAGCAAAACAAACACCTTCGAAGCCATACGCTAAAATGTCGGCTGAAGAACGTTTCGTATTTCACCTTAAAAAATAAAAAAACAAACAATAAAAAATGGCTACTACAACATCATTAACTACGACCTACGCAGGTCGTGAAGCGGCAGGATATATCCGCGCTGCGTTTTTAAGCAACGAATCGCTTGCTGCGGTTACAATCAAAGAGAACATTGAGTACAAGCAAGTTGTTCGTCGTTTAGTTGACGACGTAACTTTCGCAAATGCTACTTGCGACTTTACAGCAACAGGAACGGTAACACTTTCTGAGCGTATCTTAACACTTGAAAAATTCCAAGTTCACAGACAATTGTGCAAAAATACGTTTTTAATCGATTGGCAATCGCGTTCAGAGCAGAACAACGAACTTCACGCTTCTTTGAGTGATGCTTTAATTGCTAACGTAATGGCAGGTGTTGCAGCACGCAACGAAGTATTGATATGGCAGGGTGTTAACGCTAACGCTGGTGAGTACGCAGGTTTCGAGACATTGTTCTTGGCTGACGATACGGTTCTTGACGTTGCTGATCCAGAGGCAATCACTTCTGCAAACGTTATTGACGAAATGGCGAAACTTGTTGCTACACTTCCAACACGCGTGAAGCGTGCAACTGAGAAACCTGTAATCGCAGTTTCTTCTAACGTTGCTGAAGCATACAGAACGGCTATCTTAGGTCTTGGCGGTGGATACTACCTTTATCAAGGAGAATCAGTTGTAATGAACTGGCAGGGACAGTATGACGTTATTGAGTGCCCAGGAATGAGCGACGACACAATGGCGTTTTACCAAAAGAGCAACCTATGGTTCGGTACTAACTTGTTAGACCAATGGAACACCGTTGCACTTTTGGATATGTACCAATACGACCTTTCTGACAACGTTCGTTTCGCTTGTTCTTTCTTCGCAGGTGTACAATACGGTTTCGGTAACGAGATTGCATTTTACCAATATACTGCCTAATCAATACCATTCTAACCCTTGCATAATAGAGGTGGCGGCATAAACACCGCTCCTCTTTTGTGCTAATAAAAACATACAAATATGGCATGTGAATTAAGCGCAGGTTTTACACTCGATTGCAAAGACGGCATCGGTGGAATTAAGAAAATCGTTTTGGTTGATAAAGCGTTGGTAACTTCTTTTACTTTTGACGGAGTTGAAGTTGTTAATGCGATTAACGGCCCAACGGCTGGTGATTTGTACACTTACGAATTGCCAACGCAAACAGGTTCTTTCGAAGAAACAATCAACTTCAACCGCGATGCAGGTACAATTTTTTACACGCAGACGGTTAATATAATGTTGCAAAAACTTTCTTACGCAAAGCGTTTAGAATTGCAAAGCGTTGCACAAGCTCGCGTTATTGTATTTGTTTTAGATACAAATGACAATTGGTGGGCTGTTGGTTACGAATACGGAGCAGACCTTTCTACTGCAACAGGCGCAACAGGAACGGTTTTGGGTGACGCCAATGGCTACACTTTAGCGTTCACTCACGAAGCTGCAAAGCGCGCTTATGTTTTAGACGGTGCGCCTTCGACAATTCTTGACTAATTAAAAAACTTTTACACACATAGGGACAAAACGTCCCTACGTGTTGTAATTTTAACGTAAAGGAAAGATAGAATGGTTTATCTCAACACAAATACAGCGAATCAATACGCGTGGCTTTCGTTAGACGAAGGACGTGCATATTTTAACGTTGCCTTTACTCATTATCTTCTTGTCATGACTTACGAAATGACAGGTGAACAACTCGCGCAAGTGGTCGAAGTAATAAACGAGAACGAACGCGTGACTAAAATAAGACTAACAACTGTTGGTTTGGTCGATGCAGGTCGTTATCATTACGAAGTGTACGGACAAAACAGCAGCAGCAATATAGATCCAACCAACGCCGCCGTTCTTGGCTTGATTGAGAAAAGTTTAATGATACTTCAAGACGGAACTATTTTCTTTGACGTTTCTTCACCGACAATCCCTGTCGATGTAATATATACAGGTGCTTAATTATGGAAAACAATATACAAGCAATTAACTTATCGGCTTACCAACCAGTTGAAGCAATTGAAAAAGAGAATCGCGCAGGTTGGATTGACTACGGTTTCAACAATTTATTTCCGCAGCACCTCATAACGCTTTACTACAATAGCCCTATTCATAACGCGTTGACGAACTCAATTGCTTACATGATTGAGGGCAAAGGAACGGGAACGATTCTTGACAACGCATTGCAAGGAATTGCTTTCGACTTAAAACTTCAAGGTTCATTTTGTGCTGAGGTGATATGGTCGTTGGACTTCACTCGCATTGTGCAAATCAACCACTTACCTTTCGAAAATTGCAGACTTGCATACGACAAAGACGAAGACGACATTACAGGGATTTTCTACTCGAAAGATTGGGCAAATACAAGAAGCAAAAAAGGTAAACCCGAATTCATTCCTGCGTTCAATCCTTCGATTGCGCAAGAACAACCGCGTCAAGTTATCTACGCACACGGCATGATGGCTGGTTCTTCGTACTACGCGAAGCCTGACTACTTCGGTGCGTTAAACTACGTTGAGTTAAGCTATCAAATGGGAATGTACCACGTCAATAACATTTTGAATGGTTTATTCCCTTCATTCATTATTAACTTCTTAAACGGCATTCCGCAGAAAGAAGAACGCGAAGCTATTCGTCGTGAGTGGGAAACAAGATTGAGCGGTGCAAGTAACGCGGGTAAGTTCTTGATGACCTTCAACGAAGATCCTGCACGCGCTCCACAAATCGAATCGTTTCCACTAAGCGACGCAGACAAGCAATATCAGTTTTTGTCAGAAGAAACAGCGAAGCAAATCATGGTC